ATCGCATTCGCTTCGGCGAGCTTGTTCGTGTACCACCGATGAATGCTAGCCTCAGTCTTGACGCGGGAAGTGAAATCCGCAACGCTCATCGTCATCACACTCTCCCCTGCCAAATTCGAAACGGCGCGCACTCATCGGAATTGATGAATCTTCGCCAGGCGTCTTCATCCCATCCTTCATGAACTGCGCGCTCATAAATGGTAATAGGGATACGGGCTAACAGTTTGTTCACGGAACCGCCAATTTGGTTGTTGCGATCCCGCTCAATCCCATCAAGTATTTCGTCTAAACGCTGTTCCGTGAATACGCCGAAAGCGCCCGGCTGGCTCTCGTCGGTTACGAGAGTTCGCCGGACGCCATCCGCGTCCTTGTATATACGCTTCTTCTCCACGTGCCCTAAGCGGTGATGCCGTTGAAAAGAATGTGGGCGAGATTGTTGCGCATCTCGACGCCCCACTCAACGACAATCATCCGGTTCTCCGCGTCACCGACGCGGGCCATCAAATACTGACGGAACGCCCGGAAATACGCTACCGCGGCATAATCGGGATCAATGAGAAGTCCGACGTCTGCCGCAACCCACCGAGACGGTAGCACCTTGACGCGACCGAAATCGGTGGCGATGATGTCGACGGTTGACACCACCTCCGTCTTGCCGACAAGCACCTGGGTCGTTGAACGACCGGTGAAAGTCGAAGCCGTGCGCCGAGGTCCAGGCGGCAAGATCCACATCGTCGGCGAAGCACCGTTGGTGTACGCCTTCTGCATCGCGTCATTGAGCATCTGCTCAGTGAGCGCCACCGGAGCCGCTGGAACCGGGAACGCATCGGTGGACAAGACGGGAAGCCCCGCCACAACCGTTCCCGGCGCAATGGCGCCGGCAACAGCCCCGGCCTTGTCGACTGCTCGACCAAGCCAGTGCGAGAAACCCTCCGTAACGCGAGCGGTCGGTCCAGCATCGTCGCCGTTCACGCGGGGTTGCCGCGAGCACAGCATGACTTCCATGTCCGACTTGAGGACCTTCGCCGCCATCGCCATCTGGTGGGCCATTTCGGAGCCCTTACCGGCGGCGTCGGCCTCTTCCTGAGTTCCCGAAACCGTGGCATCACGGTGGGAAATCTGCGTGACGTTGTTGACACGAACCGTTGGCGTTCCGGGAGCCGGAGCCAGCTGGAAGCCTTCAACATCCGCATTCGAGCCATTCACCAGCGGCAAATGCTCGGTTTGCCAGTCGAAGATTCGGTTCTTGACGTTGCGCCGCCGAATGGCCGACATGACAGGGGTATCGAACGGATCAATGTTGTAGATCGCGTTCGACAGATCTTCTCTATTCGCCTGCGCCTGATACGTGGTGAAGGCGTTGGTCACCTTTGCCAAGGGAGTTCTCCTGCGGTAAGAGCAAAGCCCGCAGCGCGTTCATCGGAGAATCCTCTCGAAGACGGACGCTGCGTCATCAAGTCGCCCTGTGTTCGCCAAACGGCGTTGGGCTTCATCGATGCTCTTCCGGCCTGAATTTCCCACTCGCGGGGCGTTTCCAGGAGTTAGAGTCTTTCCCTTACCGGGGATGACTGCCTTTGGACGGGTCGCCATCAACCGGTCGTACCTGCTTGCCTTGCGGAGGATTTTAAGCATGCGCTTGTCATAGACCGACGCAACCTCATGCTCCGCGAAACCAGCCGCTATCGCCGTGCGGCGCATCGAGCTGATTTCTTTTTTCAAGGCACCTTCGTCAGGAATCTTTTCTTCCATGACGAACTGCGCGAATTGTTCCTTCGCGTAGTTTTCTGTGTTGCGGGCAACTTCCTGTTGCCGCTCATTCGCCGCCGCTTCTCGCGAACGACGAAGTTCTGTTAGTTTCCCGGCGATCGCATCGTACTGCTTGCGCAATTCGTAGGCGGCCTTCGGGTCCTTCGAATACTCCGCGTCCCAATCAGGCTCTTTGGGAAGCAGGGTCATAATCTCCTGCTCCAGGATCGCAGTCTGATTGATGTAATTATCCCGCATCCGCGCCACGTTTTGGGCTTCTTGTGAGACTTGTTGCGACGCGATACCCACTTGACTCATACGCTGGTTGAACGTCTCTGTCCGAATATACCCGTCCAGAGCTTCCTTTAGGCTTACCTCCTTCGGTTGGCCGTCTACTGTTACCTCATACCGCTCTTCGCCTTCGGCGTCCGGCTCGGCGTCCCCTTCGGCACCGTCCCCCTCTGGTGGCTCATCGACTTCAGCCGATTCGTCTTGCCCGTCACCAGCCCCGGTTTGCTCTTCATCGTCGAACTCGTGTTCTTCGTCCCCGGAGGCCCGTACGGGCTTCTTGGTCCGAGGCTGCCGCCTGTCGTCGGACACGGCATTTTCGAACGGGTCGCCATTTGCTCTTTCCTCCTGACGACGCATCCGCGCGTCTTCGCCACCATCTCTGGTGTCACCAAACTCGTCGCCTTCAGTTTGGCGCTCGGCAAACAATGACTCGGGGCGAGGACGGCTCTCCGCGAACCGGCCGCTCTCATCGCGTGGTTGAACTTTATCTGTGCTATTAAGCGCCGAACGAAAGGCGTCAGCGGCTTTGTCGACACCATCAACCATTACGCGCGTCCATTTGATAGTTCTTGATCAATAACGCAAGCTCCGTGGCGACCGCTTCTAGGGCGCTTATTCTAGCACACAGGCGCGCGCCTGTCAAGTCACCCCCGCCGTTATTTAGGAGTTCCTGGAACCATTGTTGGCGAAGCTTGAGAGTAGCGTATTGAAATGCTTTATTCTCAAGCAACTCCTTAGCCTCGGCGGCCCGTGCTCGCTTTACGTCTAGGCCCTCTTTCTTAGGAGCTTCGTCCATTATGGCGTGCTCACCGGACGGTTGGCCATTGCGATGACTTTCTGTCGCTCTACCTCAAGCTTTTGCATCTCGTATTGATGCGTCTGCTCCTGCTTCTGGCGCTCAAGCTCCAGCTTCTGACTGTCGTAGTCTGTCTTCTGAGCCAACTGCGCCGCTTGCAGCTGAGATTGCACCTGAGCCTTCTCGGAATCCAAGCTCTGCTGCCCAACGGCCTTGGCGCTGTCAGCCTTAACCTTCTCGTACTGCGCCTTGGCGGCAACCGACATCGGATCAGGCTCTTTCGGAGCGGCCATCATCTGTTGCAAAGTTTGCGGATCGGGCATCTTGAAGTACCGTCCAACATTCTTGATGTTGAGAAGCGCCAACTGATCCGTTACCGTATTCATCAACTCCTGAATGCTGCAGATCGGGTTGTTGATGCCCATTTGGCTGACGATTTGTTGCTGATCGGACTTAATTTGCTGAAGAGCCATCATCCGAGTGACATCGGTGCCCTTACCAAGCGTCGGATTGATTTCAACCGCCATCGATGCGTCGAATAGAGAGGTATCGTATGGAACAAAATTGCCGCTAATTTGCAGGGTCCGCTTTTGGTTCGGGTTCTCGCAAATTTCATTGTATATGCCGGAGAACAAATCTTTCCAGCCAGTTTCCGCGAGCACCCGAGCAATCAGCTCGATGCGCTCTTGCGCCCCCGAAATGATGGCGTCGACCCCAATCATCGTGCTTGATTGCAGCGCCTTAGGATCGAGGCCCTTCGCAGCATCTGATAAGCCCGTACGGCGTTGGAGCACGTCGTTGAGCAATTCGATAACCGGTAGAGCCTGCTGACCGACGAACGGTGTCTGAGTGTAAGCCACAGCCGCATTGGGGTCTCCCCGCGTCCGAATAATGGCCCCCAAATCATCGTTCATGACATCATCCATGTTCGTCAACAGTTCGTTGACGGCCACCTTTGGATTGATGCTCTCCGCGAGGCTGTCCAAAATGCCCCGGAACATGTTGGTCTTGATGCGCTGAATATCGATAGTCAAATCGGCTACGGAATCGCCCACAATGGTATGGCTGATAGGATCGACGCCGAAACAAGCGAACTTAACCCGATTAGCCGGTTCGTCGTTGACAATGGCGTGATCCTCCCCCATCGTGCAAATGTATCGGAGTTGTGGAGCGCCAACATCATCCTTGTCAACCCAAATATACCATTCGCCATACATCACACCGTCACCAATTCGGGTCGACATGCCGCGACCTTCATTACGGAGTTGCGCCTCCATTGTGAAGTTATGAATGTCTTGGGTCTGGACGTAATTAGCACAAAGATCGCGATCATACCCCATCGACACCAATTCGTCGATATAAACAATACGCTCGTGCCCGGTGACCCGAGACTTTCCGAATGAGCGGGCATAACGATCTAACCGCATCTCTTCCGGAGGAACTCCGGCGACGCGAATTATCGGTTTGTTAACTTCATACTCGATGACAACTTCCTGATAAGTCCCATCCGGTTGCGCATTCGACGCTTTTACAACCGTCGCCTTCTGCCCGGATTGCTGCGCCTCCTGCAGAACCATGGCAATCTGCATTCGACTGATATTGGTGAACGTCTTGTACGCGACCTGAATATTGTCGTCCGTCCACCACTTGACGAATCCAGTCTTGACTGTCATCGCGTCCTTGAACGCTCCGTAGAGAATTAGAAACCCGGGGTTATCGTTCCAGAACGTATAGTTGACGTAATTCGTTGCCTGTTCGGCGATCTCAACTTCTTGCTGC